ATCAGCGCCGAAACGACGTCCTGATTGTCCAGCGCCGACGACCATGCCCGGACCGCATCGCGGATCTTTTCGTGGTCTGGCGCCGCCTTAGGTTGAGCGCGGTTTATCATCGCTCCCGGGTGTATTCCGGTATTGTGTTGATACGCAAGTAAATGCATTGCTTTCCCTTTCGTGGTTAGGGCCGCCGTTAAGCGGCTTTTGGTTTACTGATTTCAAGAATCTGGTTTTCGGTAAACTGACCACCAGATGCAGCTGCGATTTTGGACGCATAGCCTGTTTCGCCTGTGTAGTCGGTGCGCGGCAGGCAACCGCTATTAATCCACTTGTAAATAGCGCGGGGAGTGCGCCCGCAAGCCTTCGCCACCACCGGTACACGGATTTGTTTGATGATGTCGCCAAGGTTTTTAGGTTGCATTTGTTAACCCTCAAAATTGAACTGTAAGTACATATTATGTCGGAACTGATAGTTCACGCAAGTGATATTATGATTGAACCTATGGTTCAAGAAGAAAAAGCGCGTACAGAGTTTTCCCAACGGCTAGCGCTGGCCTGTGATAAAGCTGGTTTACCTGCTCATGGTCGTCAGGCTGAAATCGCAAAGCGAATGAAGCTAACACCAAAAGCAGTAAGCAAGTGGTTCAATGGGGAGGCTATTCCAAGACGTGGCAAGCTGCAGGAACTGGCGGCTATAATTGGCACATCCTCGTCTTACCTATTAGGCGATAGTGCAGCAGATGGCATATCTGAAGGGCATATGGCAATGAGGGGCGATTCTTTCCGTGTAGACGTTTTTGATATTCAAGCTAGCGCTGGGCAAGGAATTCTTGTGCGAGATGAGTTCATTGAAACAATCCGATCCATAGAGTATTCAACCGAAGAGGCTCGCGCCGTATTTGGTGGGCGCCCAGCTGACCACATAAAAATGATTGCCGTGAATGGCGATTCTATGTCTGGCACGTTCGAGCCGAGAGACCAGATCTTCGTCGACGTGAGCATCGACTGCTTTGACGGTGACGGCATATACATTTTCGTTCTGGACAATGATCTCTACATAAAGCGCCTTCAAAAGCAGCACAAAAAATTAGCTGTGATTTCAGACAACAAAAAATATGAGACCTGGTATATCGAGGATGGTGATTTTTCATCTCTACGGATCTGCGCGAAGGTCCTGGTAAGCCAATCCAGAGCATATAGATTTCATAGCTGAGGAAGTTAAGCATGGAAGCAATTAAGGTTACAGATCTTAGTGATGGAAGCGTTTTGTACGAGCTTGGCGACCACTTTATCACCTGCAAATTAAGCCAGGATAAACGTTGGCAACTAGGTGCTTTCAAACGTGATGAAAGCAAGCTCAGAGATGACACTCTGGCGGTTTTGAAGAATGAAAAATTCATGTTTATGGTTAAGCTCGGCGGACAGCTTTCTCCCAAGCCTCAATGCATAGCTGTTAACGGGCGATTTTTATTTTCTGTCCATACCGGCAAAGACAACAACATGGCTGCAGCCATAGTCATGGATAACACCGGGAAAGAGTTATTCAAGATAGAAACTTCCACTCACCTCATCAGTTCGGCCATATCTGAATTTGGGCACTACATCGCCCTATCGTTTGCTGGTAGCAAAAACAAAGATGATTTTTACGCGCACCGGCTTGAGGTCATAAACATTGATACCGGAGAGGTGTTGATGTCCGTTATCAAAACAGACTTCCTTCGATACGCTGAACTTTCAGTTGTTGAACCAGACGGCGGACTATTCGCAACTTTCAATGGTCGCACAAGGCTTGTTGATGTGACGAACCTCTAATAAATCAAACCAGCCATAACCCTCCACGCCTCAATCAATAAAAAACTAGAAAATATTTCTCCTTAAAGTTCATAAAGATAATCACATATGAACTTCCTATTCACATAAAATGTACTTTTGGTACTTTACATGAATGAACTATTGGTACATTATCAACCCATCGAAACGAAACATCGACAGCTGAGCGAAGTTAGCCAGCGGCGGACAGCAAGTCGCCTGCTTTTTAACAACATGCAGATTTACAGCGTCAATGACCTGTTAAGACCCCTACACGTAAACGTGCTGTATCCCCGCGCGAGAGCGAGAACGGCGTGAGAACGGGCAACACTGGCAGGGAGTTGGCGCTGACCAATACATGGAATGTTTTGGGGTGAAGCGGCGTGGGAAATCGGTGACACGCACAGCGTCTACGTGAGCGCATCGTATTTCACGATTGGGCAGGCAGGTGGCCCAGAGAGTTCGGTTTCGTCCGACCTTGAACACATCGCCGGGGCAACGTCCGGCCTTCACCACCAAAGCATTTCTCCCGCATCAGCGGGTAACGACAGAGGGTAAGAGCATGACATACCAAGAAGCGCGAAAAATTGTGATTGCTGCTCAGAGTGAGGTTGTAAGACTTAATGATCGCCTGTGCAACATGCATCGCCACTGGATTGACAACGGCCTCTGCGATTCAGTGGCTTCATTAATTAAGCAGCATGAAGCTGCTGTTGAAAAATGGAATGAAGCGAAGTTCGTTATGAACTCACTTTCTCCGCAGTAATAGACCCGCTCTGGCGGGTTTTTTCATACCTCAGTCGCTTCACCGAGGAGTAATTGATGACTAATTCAGAATCGGACCTTCTTCTCGAAAGCAGAAAGAGAAGACTTAAGCCAAGGCAACTTTGTTATGGCGTAGGAAAAAACGATGCTGACTTTTGTATTCAGTTAAAAATTGATGGCAAATGCTTTCAGCATAGAGGTTACAAAACCTGGAAAAACATCATTCAGCGCTGCTACAGCAAAGAAAACATCCTTAAATTTCCAACATATGCGTCGTGCAGCGTAACAGACGAATGGTTGAATTTTTCAGGTTTCTTCAAGTGGTGGAAAGCTAATTTTCGTGAGGGTTGGGTTGTAGACAAAGACCTTCTTCACCCCGGCAATAAAATTTACTCGCCAGAACATTGCCTTTATGTCCCTGAGGCTCTGAACAACTTTGTCATTAGTCGAGAGGCCAAAAGAGGCAACTCGACCATAGGCACAGCCTTTGACGTTCGGCTTGGTAAGTATCGCGCAAGTATCAGCCTTGGAAAAGGCAGGAAGCAACACCTCGGGACGCATAAAACTGAAGAAGAGGCGTATGTAGCTTGGCTCAATGCAAAGCTGAAGCTTGCTGAGCAATTCAAACCAATCTGCGACGAGATACATCCTCAACTTTACGACAGCCTACTCACGAAAATTCGCTCGATTAAATGAATTGCTAAACCGACACATGTGGTCGGTTTTTTTATGACAACCGGCGGCCATCCACCGCCCATTAGCGCAGAAGTCTTGTATTAACCGTTCCGTTCGCCGCGATAAGGCCAAGAGGATTTATGAGCAACCCAATCACAGTAGGTTTTTCAGGTCTGACTAAGCGAATTTTTGCGGGTCGGTCAAAGCCTAGCAAACTGGCGCCCGGCGTTCGTGAGTTCACCGGTGAGAAATTTGATGTCACAGACGAGGCGCTCTTTGCAGTGGCTCATCTCCTGGTTCTTCGTAACGACATACTCGTATTTCCGGGTCCTGACGGAACGGAAATTCACCTCCGCGCCGACATCAAAGAAAAGCGGGAGGCATCATGACAGTCACCCACAACGGCAAACAGTACACCGTAAAGCGCTGCGCCCTGAACAATAACGAGTGGCGGTTAACGTCCGTCACCAATCCGCGCGAGCAGGTCACGCTGAACCGCTGGCAGATGCACATTGCTGGCCTCCTGAAACAGGTTGAGGTGAAGGCATGATCAATCATCACCTGCTGCGCGCGGCGCAGAGTAAAGCAGCCATTGCCCTGTTTATCGGTGATGGCGCCATGTGGATGGCAGCCTACGACGAAATGAAGGTTGCTATCGGTTATCCGTGGCATAGAAAAGCAGCCTAACCCCCAATTCAACCGATCGGCCTGGCATTATGCGGGCGGCCTTCGCACGCACTTTTTAAGGAGTCTTTATGCAACCTTACGAGCGATTAACCTCTGAACGTCTGGCAAGTTTGCCAGAAGGATCCCGACTAAAACTCGGCGGGCAAATTATCAAACTTACCGGGCGCGGGTCATTCACCAACAGTGCCGGGCGAACTGAGAACATGATCGAGTATGTCGATTCCCGTGGCGTTCCCGGTAGTTTTGCAGAAAGCATCATTCTCGACTCAGCTACCGAGTATCTCAGCTCTGTAATGTGTGCTTACTGCGGCTCGCGGCGCCATAAAAGCGATTGCACTGTTCAGACGGTATCGACCTACATGTCGACGTCACAAAAGCATTTCTGCACTGACAAAGGCTGCGCTGAGAAGTTCTTCAGCCAGAACCCATCCCGCGCCAAGACATCACGGAGAACGCGATGGTAACTCACCAGACCGGATTGCTGATGGTTGCCATGCTCTGCCTGCTGTATGACCTGCAGCCGGCAGACCTCGAATCACTGGCTCACCAGCTCGCAGAATTTGACGCAGTTAACGACCACTTTACGGAGAAACAGCATGTTGCGTGTAATTGATACAGAAACCACCAGCCTGGAAGGCAGTGTGCTGGAGATTGCCAGCGTTGATATTGTCGACGGTGTTATCTGCAATCCCATGAGCGACTTTGTGAAGCCCACTGAAGCGATCAGCTTCGAGGCTATGGCTATCCACCATATCACTGAAGATATGGTCGCTGATGCCCCGCTGATTGGCGAGGTTATCGGGCGTTACCTTGGCGCGCAGGCTTACGTCGCACACAACGCGAAATTCGATAAATCTAAGCTGCCGCAAATCGACGCCCCCTGGATCTGCACCGCTAAGCTGGCCCGCGCTCTTCTTCCTGATCACCCAAGTCACAGCAACCAGTATCTGCGTTACAGCCTTGGCCTGAAACCTGAACTGCCGGAAGGTCTGTATGCGCACCGCGCGCTGTATGACTGCTACGTCACTGCTGAATTGCTTCTGTACATGGGCCGCCTGGCGAAATGGACGTTTGGCGAAATGCGCGCCATTTCAAACAGCCCATCACTGATTAAGGCGATCCGGTTTGGCAAGCACAAGGGCCTTACGTTCGAAGAGATTGCGAAGGTCGACCCTGGCTATCTCCGCTGGTTGTCCAGTAACAGCGACGACGAAGACATTCTCTTCACCATTAAACACTGGCTTAAGGGGTAATTCATGGCGGTGATGACTCTCATCCTTGCCGACTCCGGGTATGGCAAGACGTACAGCATCCGCAACGTTAACCCGGAAAACGCTATTCTCGCTCGCTGTATTCGTAAGGCCCTGCCATTCCGCAATACCGGCTGGAAACTCCACGGTAAACGCCTTCCTGATAACTCCATCCAGCGAGGTAACGTGGTTGATATCCGCAATGGCAGGCATCTTCTTGACGTTATTCGTAACGCTGCGATGAGCAGTCGAAAGATGCTGATCATCGATGATTTTCAGGCCGTCATGCAGCACGAGAATATGGATCGTGCTTACGAGACTGGTTACACCAAGTTCACCGAAATGGCGGAACATGCCTGGCGCATCATTGAAGCCGCCACACAGCTTCCTGATGACTTCCGCGTCTATTTCCTCGCTCACACCGAAGAGAGCGAAGGAAAAATCAGGATGAAGACCGTCGGCAAGATGCTTAACGAAAAGCTCACTCCTGAAGGCTACTTCCCCATCGTTCTGCGCATCATCAAGCGCGACGGCAAACACCTTTTCCTGTTGAAGGGCGACGACAACGACACCGTGAAATGTCCTCCTGACCTGTTCGGTCCAGAAGTGACTGACATGGATAACGACCTGGCGGCGTTCGACAACGCAATTTCTGAATTCACTGACTTATAAGAGAGATAACGATGAACCAACCAATCAGCTTTACCTGGAATCAGCAGTCGGCAGAAGCAGCACTCAAAGCAGGATCCCCCGCTGGCATTTCTGAAACCGGCGCATACGAAGGCGTGATCACCTCCGCTGTGTATGAGTTCGGCAAGGATGGATCACAGTCGCAGGCACTTGTTCTTTCGCTCGACGCTGACGGCCAGAAAGCAAACTTCCTACGCATCAACTTCCTCGGTCGCGACGGCACACAGACTTTTGGTATGGGTTTGATCGCCGCCATCATGTGGGCAGCGCAGGTTAAAGACGCTCAGGCGCAACAGCGCCAGGGGCAAAGCGGTCCTGAATGGTGTCTGCCAGCACTGGAAGGTAAACGTGTCGGCTTGTTCCTGCAAAAAATCCTCACCACCAAGACAGATGGCAGTGACAGCTACAAATTCGAAGTCAGACATGTTTTCCAGCCGGGAAGTCGTCTGACCTATAAAGAGTTCACCGACAAAACGCCAGCAGAAGCGATCGCCACACTCGAGCGCACCATGAAAGACAAAGACGACCGTAAACCTCACGATTCTTCTCGCGGGGGCTGGGGTGCACCATCACATAGCGGCGGCGGTTGGGGTGGTAATCAGCAGGATCCGAATGCAGTCCCTGAATCGCGCCTGCAGCAGGCCAACCGTCAGGTATCGCAAAGCAATCAACACCCTCAGTTCGACGATGACATCCCCTTCTAAAGGCATCGCTATGACTCACGCTCACGACGAGATCAGGGTTGGCACACAGTGCCTTCCCTTCATTGGTAAAGGCTGGCTAATGCCATGGGGTGAAGTGGTCAGCAATCCATTAAAGGCGCAGCGGCTCGCTGAGGAATATCGGGAAAGGCAGGAGGCGGCATGACAGATTTCACCGGCAGCAACACGCCAGCGGATCAGCGCGACCTCTGGCGCACACCACCAGCCCTTTTCGCTTCTCTTGATGCAGAGTTTTGCTTCCAGCTTGATGCCGCCGCAGCGCCGCATAACGCGTTGTGCCGGAAGTTCATCACCGCCGAGCAGAACACGCTGGAAACGCCCTGGGCTGATTACCTGAGCATTCCCGGCTACGTCTGGCTGAACCCGCCATACAGCGATATCACGCCGTTCGTGAAGAAGGCCGCAGCCGAGAGCGCCAATCAGATCGGCACAGCCATGCTGGTACCGGCAGACACTTCGGTTGGCTGGTTCAAAGAGGCGATCCAGACCGCCAGCGAGGTTCGCTTTATCACCGCCGGGCGGTTGGCATTTATCAACCCGGTCACCGGTAAGCCCGTCAGCGGAAACAACAAGGGCTCAATGCTCATCATCTGGCGACCGTACCCGCGTACACACTGCCACTTCGCAACTGTGGACCGGGACGAGATGATGGCTTTCGGGGCGAAACTTCTCGCCCGCAGGGAGGCCGCATGACGCCCGCAAATGAAAACGCCATCCGCGCCGCCTGCCGCCGCTGCACCTAGGAAATCCAGCAGGCCATGCGCAAGAAGCCAAAGCCTAACTGGAACGAAACGGTGCCTCCCATCATCAACAAGCATCACAAGAAAATTGAAGCTCTGGGAGTTAGCCTCCTGGAGTTCGTCGTCAAAACTGGCCGCCTTAACGGGCGGTTTGGAGCCGAACAATGAGCAAGTACAGAAAAGGCGCGGTATATCTCCGCAAAATGAAAGCCGGCGATAAATCGAATGACTTTCGCACTTATATGCGCATGGCGATGTTCAGTGATAAAAAAGCGTGGAAACACCCCGAGAAAATTAAGCCTGTCGTGCTCGTTCAGTATGGGATGAAGAATATCGTAAGTGTCTTCATGAATATGGATGACGCTACCGGTTGCCTGTTTAGTGGGGCCCTTGAAAAGCGTGCGCGTAACTCCCGGCACAATCCGCGCCGCGGCATGCGTTACACAAAAGGCGACCTGAAGAAAGCTTTCCGAAAGTGGGCATTCAAACACAACGCGGAGCGCGCCGCATGATGGCACTAATCACCAGGTCGCTTAGTCGGCCTTTTTTATTGCTGGCGTTCACATTCAACCGAATTAACCGACAGTTCCGGGAGCATTGACCATGGATATCATCGATACCGCAGCAGAGATTGAAGAGCTTCAGCGTAACGCTGCCCTTTCCGCTCACCGTCTGAACCGCAACGCCATATCAGCTGAGCATTGCACTGAATGCGACGAACAAATTCCCGAGCCGCGGCGCGCTGCCGTTCCCGGCTGCCAGACATGCGCCAGTTGCCAAGAAGAGATCGAACTCAAGAATAAGCAGAGGGGGATCCAGTGAAAGAGCGTGGAATGATTTTCAACGGAGAGATGGTGCGCGCCATCCTCGACGGCCGGAAGACGCAGACGCGGCGTCCGGTAAAGCTCCCGCATATCGATAGAGATGCGATGTGCGAACTATCCGGCAATGAATTGGCTGGTGAGTTATCGGCGGGAAATTACAGAAACAGCCCGCACGGCAAGCCTGGCGATCGAATTTGGGTGCGCGAGACATCCGGACTGCAGGTACGCCGTGACGCGCTAGGAGGCACGGGAGAGTTCAGGGTTTATCGTGCAAGCGCACCAGACGCCATTCGATATACAACAGCTGAAGGCAAGGAAGTCCCGGTAAAGTGGACTCCTTCTATTCACATGCCTCGTCACGCCTGCCGCATTCTGCTGGAAATTACCGGCGTGCGGGTTGAGCGGTTGAATAGTATCAGCCAGGAAGATGCGCAAGCCGAAGGCATGGAGCTTACAGGGTGGCGGCCGACATATTCTGACCCAGATAGCGGCGGAGAAGCCTGGACTCCATATGACAACTTTGCGCAGCTGTGGGAATCAATCTACGGCGAGGAGAGTTGGAATGCCAACCCATGGGTATGGGTAATCGAATTTAAGGTGGTGCCCAATGTTCCAGCTAATTCAACGGGGTCAGATTTACGCTGACCAGCACGGTTGGCCCGTCATCATCCACAGCTGCACATCACAGATAGTCCGCTACTGGCGACAGGGCCGGATCAACACCGCTTCAATCGACCGATTCAACAATGACTTTGAGCACCTCGATCACCGTGAGGCGGCGCAGATACGCGCAGAACTCGAGGCGACAGAGCACATTAAAAAATTAAGGAGCATGAGACGTGATCGGAATACTCAAGCCGGTACCGGAATCGCAGTGGCCGGTACGATGCCACGACCCCAAGCGGAGCAACGTGTGGGCTAACTCTTACTTTCTGGTCCAGGAGTTTCAGGAAGACAACGGTGTCATTCGCCTGACGGTGAATACCACCAGCATTGGCAGTTCCGGACGGTGGAAGGATGGCATCAGTTGGGATGCGCTGCAGGAGATAAAGTCAGCCGTGGGCTATGGCGATCGTGATGCCGTGGAGATTTACCCGCGGGATTCTGATGTGGTGAACGTGGCGAACATGCGCCACCTGTGGGTTACGCCGGAGCCGATTAGCTTCGCCTGGCGGAAGTAATTTTACGCTGCGCGCCCAGCGTGCGGCATGAGGAGAGAGCGTGAAACCTTACGAATCGAAGAAATCACAGTTCACCAGAAACCTGATCCGGCGGCGCCACGCTGAATGGTCAGAAAAAACCTTCGGTAATGTCGGTCCCATCGGGCCGCTGAAACACCTTTCAAAAGAGGCGCTGGAAGCTGCATCCGATCCTGGCGACCTCAGTGAGTGGGCTGATATGCAGTTCCTGCTATGGGACGCGCAGCGGCGCGCCGGTATCACGGATGAGCAAATCACCGCGGCGCTGGAAGAAAAGCTAAAGGTGAATATGGCTCGCCAGTGGCCGGAGCCTAAAGATGGCGAGCCGCGCCTCCACATCAAACCATGACGCAACTGATAGCCAGTTATGAGCTGGCTATTGGGTGCGAAAGCACTGCTCCGTTATCCCTTTTGCCCTCCACTGTGAGGGCATTCTTTTTGGGAGTTCACCATGCAATCAAACCCCATGAACTGGCTCATCGCCGCACTTATGGCGCTGGGCGCTCTCATCTCATTTCTTCACGAACCGGAAGGTGTGCAATGGCTGCTTTTAATGTGGGCGCAATAGTCCAGAAGAAGACCGGCGGTATACATGGCGTGGTTGATAGCCAACTGGAGCCGGAAGGCGATCACCCGAAATCCTGGGTGCGTTGGGATGACGGTAATTATTCAGTACACGCGGAAAACGAATTACGCGCGGCCACGCCAGACGGTCCGCAGTTTTATAAAACGATGTCATAGGAGCGATCATGAGCGAGATTATTCAAATCGTGCCCAGCGAGTGGGTCACAGAAGACCTGCTTGTGAAAATGACAGGGCTTAGACCGGGAACAATAGCGCGGGCCCGTAAAAAAAGCTGGCTATGTGGCAGGGAGTACGTCCACATGTCGCCGGACAGCATCCCAAAGGAAAACAGCGAGTGCTTGTATAACCACAAAGCGATCGACCAGTGGGTTGAGAGCCTCAAAAAGAAACAGCCAGGTGCGCGCCAATGAGGATCCGTTTATGCTTAGCGGGCTCTTGGACGTCAGGAGGGAATAATGGCTAAGTCAGCATACCCAACAGGCGTGGAGAACCACGGCGGGACGCTCCGCATATGGTTCATCTATAAAGGCAGCCGGGTGCGTGAAAGCCTCGGCGTGCCGGATACACCAAAAAACAGAAAGGTCGCTGGCGAGCTGCGCGCGTCGGTGTGCTTTTCGATTAAGACCGGCAACTTCAACTATGCGGCGCAATTCCCAGACTCGCCTAACCTGAGAAAGTTTGGTGTGGAGAGCAAGGAAATCACCGTGCTGGAGCTGGCGAAAAAATGGCTTGAGCTGAAACGCATGGAGATCAGCACCAACGCTATGTCACGCTATTCATCTATAGCGCGCAACATGGTGCCAAGAATCGGCGGGGACAGGCTGGTATCTGCAGTAACGCAGGAAGACCTGCTGTTTATCAGAAAGGAATTGCTGACCGGTTATCACACCCTGAAGGCAGGACAGAAAACGCCGGTTAAAGGCCGCTCGGTCAGAACGGTCAACAACTACATGAAGATAATGGGCGGGATGTTTAAGTTTGCTGCTGACAGCGGGTATGTCAGGGTGAACCCGTTCACCGGGATCGCCATGCTTAAGCGGTCACGCTGCGAACCTGATCCGCTGACGCGTGAGGAGTTTGTCAGGATGATTAACGCCTGCGCTCACCAGCAGCTGAAAAACATGTGGTCGCTGGCCGTGTACACCGGCGTGCGCCACGGCGAACTTGTGTCGCTGGCCTGGGAAGATATCGACCTGAAAGCGGGTACGATGATGATCCGCCGAAACCACACGTTAACGAAGGAGTTCACCCTTCCGAAAACGGAGGCCGGAACGGACCGAATCATTAACCTCATTCAGCCGGCAATCGACGTGCTGAAGAGCCAGGCCGAATTAACACGCCTGGGTAAGCAGTATCAGGTTGAGGTGAAACTGCGCGAGTATGGCCGTACTGATGTGCATCCGTGCACGTTCGTGTTCAACCCGCAGATCGCATCACGTAATGGCCGTGCCGGGCATCATTACGCAGTGGGGTCGATTAACCAGTCGTGGGAAGCGGCAATGCGACGCGCCGGGATTCGCTATCGCAGAGCATATCAGTCCCGACATACGTATGCATGCTGGTCGTTGGCTGCCGGTGCTAACCCGAACTTCATCGCGAAGCAAATGGGCCACACCGACGCGCAAATGGTTTACCGGGTGTACGGATCCTGGATGGCTGAAAATAACCAGGACCAGGTACTCATCCTCAACCAGAAATTAAGTGAGTTTGCCCCATCCATGCCCCATGCCGTGGGATCGGATGATTATTAATTATAAATATCATTAGGTTAGATAACCTAAACTTGCATGCCCATCACTTCCTGATACGCCGACACCAGTTTATTCCGCACCTGAATCCCCATCTGGAGGGAAACCGTGGCTTTCTGCAAATCGGCCATCACATCATTCAGCGCCACGCCCGGCTCACCGAGGGTGAATTTCTCCGCCTGGGTACGCGCCGCGGTCTGGGTATCGCTGATACGGTCAAGAGCGGCATGCAGTTGCCCCGCAAAGCTGATGGTCGGCTGTTGTTCTGCCACATTCTGATTACGGGCCGTCATCGCCGTTGCCTGCAACTGACTGATTACCCCTTCAATGCCCTGTATAGCCATGACTCTCCCCTGGATGGTTTTTTACGCGGTCAAGACTAACAGCTTGTCAATAAGATAATGGCGGTAAATAGCGTGAAAAAACCAGGTTATTTGACGCATAGAAAATCCGGAATCATCAAATAATGGCAGGGCCATCAATATGGAACTTTTGTCGTGTTTGCCGACCCGGGAGTCAGTTTTGTTTCTCTACACGAATAACGT